TATTTAGGTGGAGCAGGTGTTCAAACAGGTTTTAATCCTATGACAGGTTCAGGTGTACAAGGTGCAGGGTTTTTTAGTAAACCAACAGGAACTGAAACAGGAATAGGTAAATTTTTAGATTCTAGAAAACCAGGGTTTGTACCTTCAGGAAATCAAAATGTAAGATTAGATCAACAACCAAGTTTATATGGTAATGCAGCAGGAACAGGTGATGCTTCAATTGCAGAAACTATTGCTGCTGGTGGTAAAAATACTACTATAGGTGGTAACGTAATAAAAGAACAATCAAAAAATCTTTTTGGAGAATTACCTGGTCAAGTTAAAAATCTTTTATCTAAAGCAGGATTAGGAAACAATCTTATGACTGGCCTTTTAGTTGGTGGTTTAGGAGCAGGAGCTCTTATGGGTAACATGACAGAAGAAGAAGTAATGGATGCTAATAGAGGTGAAGGTATGGATGTAGAAGGTATTAGAACAGAGGTTTTAACAGCCATGAAAGATCCATCAGGTGAAGCATTAAAAGCAATTAGAATTAAATATCCTTTCCTTGGAACACA